AAGGTTTCATATTCGACAACTGGTTTATCGGATGGGCTTTTAAAGCAAGCGATTCTTCAGCTTGTTTCGACTTACTACGATAACCGTGCGGATTATGTAAATGGATCAATCAACGAAATTCCAACAAACGTCAAAAGTATTTTATCAAGTTATAAGTCAATGTTTGTTTAATGGATGCCGGAAAACTAAATACAAGGGTTACGATCAAGCGCCTTTCGGAAACTTCCGATGGTTATGGCGGAACAAGTTCTACCGTTGCGGATTACTCTACAATTTGGGCGCATAAAAAAGAACTGGGCGGTGATGTAAAAAATGAAAATGGACAACGCACCATTTACAATGATATTGAACTAACCATTCGTAAAAAGACTGCGGACAATATTCGCCACGATGACGTTTTACAAGTTGAATCGGATTCATCGACGTATCGAGTAACGGCAATATTTGATTCGGTTCAAGATTTTATGACTACAATCCGCGCAACGAAAATTGCCTAATGATTGATGTCAAAATAAATAACGCCGACTATCAAAAGCTTCAAAAGAAGTTTAAGAAGCTGCACAAGTTTTCAAAGGTTGATGCAACCACCGAATTAAACCGTGCAATGCTTAACGCGCAGGCTATGGCGGTAGCTTCAGCGCCTGTTGCCGGAAAGGGTGAATATGGTGGAACCCTAAAAGGTTCGATTCAAATCAAGCCATTACCGGATGGCGCCGAAATGTATTCAACGGCGCATTATGCACCATACGTTGAATTTGGTACCGGATCACGTTATGTATCACCAAACGATGCAACGGAACTAGGAATACCTTCAAGCTATATTGCGCAATTTAAAGGAAAAGGAATCAAAGAAGTAAACCTTAATCCAAGACCGTTTTTTTACAGTTCGGTTCGAAAGGCTTATTCAACAATGCTAACGCGGGTAAATAACCGCCTGAAAAGAATAACAAATGAATGAAGTTTTACACCATATACGCAAGGCGTTTTTAGACCGTTTAACGGGTAATTTGTCCGTTGGTGGTGTTGATGTATCTGTTTATAATGTAATCCCTAGAAACGCTTCTTACCCACTTGTAAGGATGTATTCGGTAGCAAATAATGAAACGGACTTGAACCGTTCGAATTTTAATCTTGAAGCGCAGGTTCGCCTTGAGGTGATCACAAGGTTCGATGGTAATTCAGGTGGTGAACTACAAGCGAATCAAATCGTTGATTCAATACTAAACCAAATCCGCACAAGATCGGCAAGCTACATTGATTTAAGCGCCCAAGGATTTAACGTTTACACGATCACAAATGAAGGGGTTAATTACTTACAAGACGACTTTGATGATCACACCTATTACCGCGCGATCGTCAATATCAATGTGAAAGCCGAAAAGATATGAAAAAGGGGTTTGCTAGATTTAAGGAATTGTTTTGGTATTCAGATTCTGAACCCAACGAAGTACTTATTTCATTCTGCCATTTATTCGCCTTACCGGCTGCGTTAATTATTGAATTTCCTGAAAAGCCTTTATTGCTTTGTTTTGGTGCTATTTTTGCAGGCGCGTTTCAAATGTGGGCGGTATTATGGAACGGAACGCTGCGTTTCAGACTGTTAGCCGTTCAGCTTGCAAGCCTTATTGCTATTGTAACCGTGATCAATTTATCGATGGCGGGGCTTATGTCAGGATCACGAACCGGTTGGATTATCATTGCTATCTTTGCTATATGGAATACCGTTCGAGTATTCAACGAAAAATTGCAAAAAAATGGCTGAAGGTAGTTTACAAATCATACTTACAATTATTGGTGTTTTAGGATCGGGCGCAGCTTGGAAATTTTTTGAAGCGCGAATGAAAACTAAAAGCCAAGAAAAAAAAGAAGAACAACAAAATTCGGATTCGGTGCAATATCGCGATGACTTAAAACATAGGGTTAAAAATTTGGAAACACTATTATCGCAAAACGGCGAAGAAAAAGACGAATTGCGAAATCAAGTTTTAGCGCTTACCGCCGAAGTAAATGCCCTTCGTGTTAAGGTTGAATTTCTTGAAAAGGAAAACGAACGTTTAAAGAATAAATGACAAACGCAAAGCTAAATGACGATTCAAGTTTATCGATCAATATCAAGTGGTTGATTCAAATTGTTATTGGTGTTGGCACCGCCGTTTATCTTTATTTTGGTTTAGAAAGTCGGATTGCAACGAATGAAGATGAATTGAAGTCGCTACGATACAATCAAAACACCTACATTTTTCCGGATATTAGAGTACTAGAAAATGAAGTGATTGATTTTAAACTAGAACGCGAAAGGATTCGAAAAGATATTGCAAGACTTAACGAAATAATACGATGAAAAACTTTAGCTTTTACGAATTTGATTCGCCGGATTACGAAGGTAGCGGTACTTTAATGGATAAAGCATTTCTTGATATGCTAGATTTTGCCCGTGATTTATACGGTAAGCCAATGAAGATCACTAGCGGATACCGAACCGAATCTTACAATCAAGATTTAAAAGCACGCGGCTATAAGGCATCGCCTAATTCAAGCCACCTAAAAGGACTGGCTGCGGATATAGCTTGCGTTAATAGCGCCGATCGTTGGGATATGATCGATTCACTTATTAAGGCGGGATTTAATCGCCTAGGGGTTGCAGATACATTCATTCACGTTGATTGTGATCCTGACAAACAACCTTTTTTAATTTGGACTTACTAGATGGAAAATAAAAAGAAGAAATTCAGCGAAACAAAAGTTGGTCAATTATTGGGCGGACTTGCGGGTAAATTACTTCCGGATTCGGGCGTTTTAGGCGTTGTGAAGAACTTAATTGATACCGACGATGAACTTACGCCACAACAAAAAGAAGAAGCGCATCGTCAGCTTAAAGAACTTCACGCCCTAGAAGTAGAAGATCGTAAAAGCGCAAGACAACGCGAAGTCGAAGTTTCAAAGACCAAGAAGTTCGACTTGATGTTTAATTTGACCGGACTGGTATCACTTGCCGCTTTCGCTTATATCGTTTATGCTATCGTTAATTTTGATATTCCGGAATCAAACAAAGAAGTTTGGATTCACCTTATTGGAGTAAGTGAAGGAATTTTACTTTCAATCGTTGGTTATTTCTACGGATCGTCGATAAAAGACAACAAATAACGTTGTCGCCTTTTTGGTTAAATTTGTAGTAAAATCATTTTGAATGGCTACTGATTTAACCGGCTTAAAGGTCAAAGATACCTACAATTCACTTTTAAAAATTGGCGACAATTCTTCATTAAGCGCCACACCTGATAAAATAAGCGATGGTTTCGGAAACGAATCCGTTTTATATTTATCAACTTCACAAGTTTCGATTGGTGCTTTACCCGCTACGGGATATGATCTAACGGTTGGTAATTCGGGAATCAAAACACAAATCATTGATATTGTTGGTGCGGCAACCGCAGCTTCGGTTCAACTTACTGGCGGATCCGGATCACAAGGAACACTTTCTTGGAATACCGATGAAGAAACCGTTGATATTATTCAAAATGGCGCTACACTACAAGTAGGGCAAGAAGTACAAGTTCACGTTAAGAATCAAACCGGATCAACCATTACAGATGGAACGCCGGTTTATGTAACCGGTACTTTAGGTGCAAGCGGTCGATTAACCGTTGCGCCAATGATCGCAGATGGATCAATCGAAGCAAAATACTTCTTGGGTATTACTACCGAAGATATTCCTAATGGCGAAGATGGTAAAGTAACAACCTTTGGAAAGATTAGAGGACTTGATACAACGGCTTATTCAGAAGGGCAAACGCTTTATGTTTCGGATTCTACGGCAGGTGCATTTCAAACCACCGCACCGGTAGCACCCAACCTTGATCTTGAAGTTGCTATTGTTATAAATGTTAGCGCCAACAACGGAACGATTTTCGTTCGTGCGCAAAATGGGCATTACCTAGGATTGCTTCACGATGTTTATTTCAATGGAGTTTCTGATAAAGATTTACTTGTTTATGATAACGCCAATTCAAGATGGTCTAATTCTAAAACAATCGGCGATATAACCGCAGGCAATGTTACGCTGACTGGATATTTACGAGGTGCGGCAAACTTTGTAATTGATCCGGCGGCACACGGCGACGAAACGGGGGTTGTTCAAATACTTGGTGATCTTCGCGTTGATGGAACAACGACAACGATTAATTCGACAACCGTAACCATTGACGATAAAAATATTGTTCTTGCAAGTGG